TAGACAAGTGCGGATAACGCCCTCCGTGTTGTCGTCGGTATTCGACTGGCAAACGTAGAAACGCCCATCTGCGATTATGTATTTCCCGTCGTGCGGTATTGTAGCATATATCGCCCTCGCTTTTTCGGCGAGAACGCTCTGCTCTGGGGTTGTCGGCACGCCCTTAAAGATACCATTATCGCCACAACGCACCCCGTCTATTTGGTTTTCTGCGAGGTGTGTGTCTTGTGGTATGGTGCGGATAATATATTGCTCTTGTTTGCCTGCAATACGTTCCACGATGTCGATAATTTCGTCGTCCTTGAAGTGTTCCGATGTCTCCGTTATTATGGTCGCCGTGCCGTGTCCTATTAGCACCTCGCAGGCGACTTTCGGGCTCTTGTTCTTCTTATATGCCAAATCCACGACCGCGCCTGCTATTCTATCGGCGATTTTGTCGGGGTGGCTTGGGTTTACTTTTTCGTACATATTCATTTCGCTGAAACTTTTTCGTTATACATATAGATTATATCTCCGTTTTCATCTCTTCCAGACGGCCGCATTATGCCCTCGAACATCTTGTAAGGCGATTGCCCTGCCTGCGGATTATTCCACAGCCAGCGCAAATAATTCGCCATACTCATTCCGTAGAATTGCGCCCGTTTCTCGCTGCTATTTGCATTATACCCCGACGCACGCCCCCATAGATAACCATTGTGCAGGCTTTCAATATCCGGGGCGATCTCTGTGTAGGTTACGACGCCGTTTTTCTTGCATAATTGCAACGCCTCACAAAATTGCCCCCGTGAATAATTCCACGACGGAGGCAAACCGCAGCATGAGCCATTATGACAAAGTTCTTTAAAATGCGCATCGGAAACATAAAAACGCATACCGAGTTCATCGCACAAGTCGCGCATCTTGTGCATAAAAGGTCTTTTTATATTGCGGTTGAGTCGGAGGTAGCCTTGCGCCGAAGAATACTTCCGATAAAAATCGAACAAATCAAAACCACACAACTCCGCAAAGGTGTCTCGCTGCGCTTTTAAAGAGTTGCTCCGCACCTCTACACAGAAGAACTCCGTGCTCAATGCGCTTGCCCCACGCTTTGCCGCCTCACGAATTAAATCAAGATACGACGGCGTAGATATGCCAATAATAAAAGGGCGCAGGCGGAGTGTCGCGCCCCCTGCGTCGGCTTGTGCTATTCGCTCTATTGCGTTGAGCCGCTCTAAAGGTGTCGGGACACCCTTTTCCACGATATGCGCTTTTCGTTCATCGAGGGTAATAATTGAAAATTTAAAATTCCAGTTTTTTTGTCCTCGCACCAAATCCATATATCGGCTATCTTTCGTCCACCAAACGGATTTCGTAGAAAAACATAATGGGTAGTTTATATCCTTAAAAAAGCGCAGTAATTCCAACGTCTTCCCGTTTTTGTATTCGTAGCCGTCGAATTGGTCGGAAAGACCGCCCCATTGCATTACGCGGCGTTGCTTTATGTATGGCGCGAATTGCCCTGCGTATTCGTCGGGGTTCGTGAACATCCTTTTAACGTGTTCAACGTTCACGGCTTTTACGTCTTTATGCAAATAAGAGTCTTTTCCGTTTCCTATTCCGCGCTGATACTGACTAAAGCAATATATGCAGCCAAAAGAACAATTCGAATAAGTGTCGAACGTCATCGGCATACTGCAATCGGCGATTTCCGCGCTCCATCTCGGTGAATTATAATAAGCCATATTTATAGATTTATTCCCGAACTAAATCGGTACACTTTTTTACTATTTGCGCGACCATTTCGTTCGGCGAAATTTTCGATGTATCGAAAGGGAGTAGGGGTACGCCTATTGATGCCCATTTTTTTGCTGAACGGATAACGCAATTTTGTTTCTGTATTATTAAATCAAATTTTCGCCCCGTCGCCCTGCCGTTGTTTCGAGCCTCCAACCTTTCATATATTGTCCGCGCATCCGTAAAAAGGGGAATTACGAGGTATTGGTCTGCCTTGAACATTGCGTTCGTAAGATTTAGCCCAAAGGTGTGCAGATTACTACCCTCGCAAAAGACTATATTCGCATAGCGTAAAGCCTCTTCCACAACTTCGGCTAACATCCACGTGCAACTTCCTTTTTTACATCTTATTGTATCAACGCCGCCGTACTTGGTGCTATATTTCCCAGCGAAAGCAACGCCATTCTCGCAGTACGATACATTTTTTTCCGTTCGCTTTATCCCCCCATAATATTCTTGGAGTGCTCTGGCGAGCGTTGATTTGCCGACGCCGTTCGTGCCCGTTATAAAGACGCATAATTTACTCATCTTTGCCCGTGTCTTCTTTCTTCGGGGTAATTTCTTTTATATTATAGACAACCTTTTCGATTCTTTCGAGCCCCAAAAGGTGGGCTATTTCCCCCTCGCGGTCTTTCGGATACACAATAATAACGCGCTCCATGAGCGTTTCATTATTACCCTCGATTTTCGGCAACTCATCGGGCGTTAATTGTACTCCTACCAACTCCTGCGGCAATTCGGGCGCGGAAAAAGGTGTATTATTCTCGCCTTGATTGTTTTGTTGTGTCTGTGGGAAGAACGGGGTGAAGACGCCCGTATCGTCATCCTCGATTTCCCATTCTTCCGTATCTATTCCGAAGTCGTCTGCAACGCTTTCCAGTTGCTCCGTGTCCCATTCCAAATCCACCTTGACGGTCGCATTATCGGCGAGAGCCATCTCTCTGCCCTGCTTTGAGTCGAGACTGGTATCGGTACGACGTGTCACGACGAGCTCCTTTCCTGTTGTCTCTACGATTATAACGTCCTCGATGCCCTGCTCGATAGCGTTCTCGACGGTCTTATTGCCCGCAATGATGCGGTTGTCTTTATCGACAGCGATGCCACGCACCGCGCCGAACTTGTTCAAAGACTTCGCGATGAGCTGCTTTCCTCGTTCCGTTCCCTTGTTTAGATTGCGATCGTCGGGAATGAGGTCTGCGAGCTTTGCTTTCGTTACTTTCAATTTGTCTGTCATATATTTAGTTATTTCTTTAAAATTTTCGCTCTGTTGCGATATTATCGCGTTGCTGTGTAAGTTATAAGCACGGGTAAAAATCGCCCGTCAGACGCAAAATAATCGCGCTTTTTTGTAATATCCGCCTATTCTCACGAACCGACGGGCTGTAAAAACAATTTAATCCGTATAATTATGAAAAACACTTGTGGCTCTGGTGGGACTTGCACCCACGCTCATGCGTAGATTCTTGAAGCATACCCCTTGCGGGGCGGTTTGACGTTCTTGCTGCCTTGCGCTATTTCGGACAGCTTTCAGAGCCAGAACCCGCGCTGCTCTCCCGAGTGACGCGGTTACGAGCCTTAAACAATTCTTCGTATGAAACTGAAATCGTACCACGGGGCGGAATCGAACCGCCGCTCACCTTGACAATTTAACCATGCTGCTGTGTTGCCCATGACACGCTTTCCGTGGTGTGTACCCGTGAGCCTCACGGCGGACGGGTTTGGGATAACCATCAGGTAAACAGAAAAGTATTATATGAGCTTCGCGACAAAGATACGACGTTTCCGCGTATCTACCAAACATTTAGCCGATTATTTTCTTACCATGTTTTTATTCCATACAGGTTTTTTAATGCGGTGTTAGCCAAATATATACCTTTTTTACCTATTTGTTCCAACCTCAACATGCCCGCCCTGCCTTTTTCGAGCAACTCTCCTACAGTGTTAATATCATTCTTTCGGCAGGTGTTATAAAATCGGGTAGCAGTGCCGCCCGTATAGTAACCCACATCCAGTCTAATCATTTCCTGATATAGTTTCTCTATGTCATCGCTGGCATAATCGGGTTGGCGGTTGGTGTCGCTCTCCGCTGCCGTTGTATATGCTTTGTTAGTGTAGATAATGGCATCGGCCTCGTTAAAGATGCAGTTCAGACCGTCCTTTGCACTGCGGATAATAGCCTGACGGTGCTCGCGGTCATGCTCCACAATAAATATCTCATTTTCGTTGACGAATGCGTCGCCTTTGGTTGTCTTAATAATAATCATAATTCATTGTTTTTTTACGCTTCTTCAAATGCTTTCTCCATTACTTCATTGAGCCCGTGCTCCTCAAAGAATGATTCAACTTCCTTATCGTCGGCTAATTCATCATATTGTCCATCGTATGGGCAGAGATACACCTCTTTAACTCCGTCTTCTACAATGCATGACATTTCGACATCTTCCACGTCATTACAATCGAAGTCATAGTCGGTCAGCATCTTATAGATAAGTACCTTCCTTTTGTTGTGACTTAATCCGAGGTCGATGTAAACTTTCGCGTCTGGATTAACACCATCCAGTAGCCGTGCTAATTCTTTTGCTTTCATAATTCGTTTTATTTGTTGTTGTTTTTTTGTGTGTTATTGTTTTTTCGGCTGTATCCGTATCGGTAGCCCTGCCGCCGTCCACGCGAGGAGTGCTGCGTCCCGTTCTTCTTGATTAGTTCTGCCTTCAATACCCGTGAACGCTTTGAGTTCCGCGTGCGTTATCTTGCCATCTTTTCCCTGCCAACACTTCCGCAGCGGTTTTTGCAAACGATACGGGTAGCCGAGCGCGGCACAGCACTCCGCGAGTAGTATTCCCGTCTGGTGGTTCATACCGACGGAGCGGCCTATCGCTGCTGCACGCTGCGGGCTGCACGATGCAGGTAGATGCCAGTTGCTATGATTGAGCCACCCCGCCTCGATGACAATTTCCATGTTATATCCGCTGTTCTTTGCCGCCTCGTCCATACGTTTGAGGTATGCCAGTGTTGCGCCGAAAGTTAGACATTCTGTTTCGAGAAAGCGCGTACCCTTTTCCACGGCTGCGACGCCGTTTTTCTTCGCGTCGGGGTCTATTCCGATGTAGATAGTTCCTTTCGCCATGTCACCAATATATAGAATCCGAAAACGCCTGCAGAGTGCGTTCCGTTTGGTTGATACTCTTTTCTATCTCACTCAGTCGGCGGGGTATTGTTACGACCGCCACCAACGACGCGAGGACAAGCCCCGCCACTGCTCCGATGAGCAGGAATACGATTGTGTCGATAATTTTTTCTCTCATAATTCTCAATGTTAAAACGTTGTTGATAAAATGTCCTGTGCTTTTCTAATCTCGCTTTCTGTGAGTGCTCCGTACTTATACAGCCCACACGCGCGAAGATCGTCAGCTGTCTGTCCTTCCCGTAGGCGTTCCACACAAAGGTCGATGAGTGCCGCGTGTCCGCGTACTTGGTTCTGTGGCTCGGGTAGCGGCTTCTGCGATTCTTCTTCGAAATCTAAAGAACGTTTCCATTCCCAGTATTTCGTCTTGAACTGCCGCAGGATGTCCTGCACGTCGAACTGGTACGTCACGCCCTTAAATTCGACGGTGTAGTGTGCGAAGTATAGCATCATGTCGTAGACGCTGCACTGACGCCCATAATGCGCGAAGAACATTTCTGCAGTCTGTCGTACTACCGCATCGTTTATCTGATAGCTTCCCGTCGTTGAAGCATACAAGCCCGTAATCTGCGATGCTATCAACTCCTTTGCCAGTTCCTTATCTTGATATAATTCTGCGAGCTGTGACAGCTTCACGCTCGGGGCTTGCAGGCACTTCTCGAGGTTCTCGACGCAATACGACCACCTGCCAGGAGTGAAGAACGCTATCACCTTAGAACGGTTCGGGAATTGTTTCAAGAACGCCTCCGTCTCTGGCCGCAATTTTATTGAGGCGAGCGATCTGTCGCTCTTGGGCTTCTCGAATATTGTCAGCTGGGTTTCCATGTTTTCTTTCTTTTTCTTTCTTCTCTATCTGTATCCGTATCCAGTCGTAGGCGTGGCGGCGATAGTCGTTATAATCTACATGCGCCACACCTTTGACAGCCTGTTCGTTGTTAAAGCTATTGACGAGGATAAGGATGTCCTCCGCCGCAACGTGGAAGTTCATCGCCGTACGCTCTGCGAAGTTCTCATCCTGTATCAATTCTTTGGCATATTCCTCGCGCGTGTCCGCGTGCGCGTCTTTCACACACGATAATACGTCAGTATTAGAGTGTGTATTTAAATTATCATTATAATTTTCATTATAATTATTATTAGGTTGTTTTTTGGTTGTTTCTTGGTTGTTTTTTGGTTGTTTCTTGGTTGTTTTTTCAGCATTCTTGTTGCCCTTAGGAGCACCTCCTTTTTGGGCGTTAAGATAACGCTTAATATTCGCGTCGAGTTGTGGCTTAATCAATATCCACAACGCTTCCGCAACACCTGAGAACGTAGGCACATATCCCACGTTAAGAGAATATTGTGCTATCGCGTCGTATAGTTCCAGTCGTACGTCGTCGGGACACTTCTGTATGGCTTCGTAGAATGAGCGGTAAAAGATGAAGCTATCTCTTTCGTTCATGCCTTTTTCCTCCATATATCGAAATCGCAGAACCGACCCCCTGCATCGGTACATAACCAACCGCCTGCAGCCATTACAACTGCAAGAGGGGAGTTCTGCGATATGTATTTTTGATTTACCATGTTATGAATTTTAATGCGATACAAAATTAAAAAATGTTTTTAAGATACGCAACTTTTTGCGCACTTTTTTTATTTTTCCCGAAAGCTCGGGCAAGCAGGGTCGGACAACAGCACGCGCCACTCCCGCAGGGGGCACTCGCCGAGAGTGGGCTGTCCTGTCACGTCGTTAAATATCAACTGCCAGACATTATAATAAACTGCATATCTTGCCATTCGTAAAGGGTGTAATAATGGCGTTCTCTCCATTCTGAGAGGTCTCGCCCGTCGCCTCGGGTAATAATACCATTCTCTTTCTTTAAGATGGGATATTCCTCAAACTGGTAGTAATCCGTCTCGTTCAGATAGATATGGTAATTCTCGAATAGGGCTTCTAATAACTCTCTCCGTGTACTTACTGGCGCATTATCTCCACTGTAATACGTGCGGACTTTCTTCTTTTCTTTATACATTACACTTTCTGTTGAAAGAAAGCGCGGATATTTCTCGCTCATAATTGTTAATTTAATTACTATCTGTTCCACTCTCTGACGCTGCCGTACTGCTCAAAAAACCGCTCGAAAGCGCGGTCTTCGGGCGTGGGCAGGGTAATACCCAGCTCGGACGCTGCGTCGGCTTGTACGTTGTTTAAAAACTTTGTAAAATCTTCTTTTGAGAGGCGCGACGTACCGCAGTAGACAGTTTCCTCGCGCGTGTCATATCGCACACTACGGGAGAGGAACTTCTTGCAGTAAAAGTCGTGAATATCCACGGGGGGTGTCCCCGTCTCGTCTTCGATGCAGGCGAACCACATCCACATGAGCGCGTTCTGGCTTATCGTTCGCCGCTCGGTGTTGCGTCGAATGGTAACGATATATTCTCCGTTGCGAACGCTCTGCATCGCGTCGGCTATCTGTTCAAGGCCATACACGCTGCCGCTTTTCTTTTCTATCTTTATCTCGTTCATAGCAGCGTGTACTTTCTAAAGTGTGACACATGCCCCGTGCGCTCGCTCACGGAGGACGCCCACTCCTTGTGGAATGAGTGTCCCTCGCTAACGAGTTCGCGGATACGTTCAGACAGCCGCATACTACCGCAGTGTTTCAATGCTTCGAGCGGTGTAATGCTACCGTACTGCTTTAGGTAATTCAATATGAGTTCTCTCTGGTTCATAACTCCGTCGTGTTAGAATGGTGCATCGTTGTCGTCCGTCGGTGGGAATAGTGTGTCGTTCTTAGCGACGTATGGCTTGTTGTCTACTGCGGCCGCCTGTGGTGTGTTCTGGCCGCCGATGAGCTGCAATGTGGATGCGTTTACCGTCATATCAATTTGCGCCCCTCCTTGCCCGTTATACACACTTACTTCACACTCTCCAGCTACGAGGACGTGTTTCCCGCGTGTGAGGTGTGCAACAAGGTTCTCGGAATATCGGTAGAACACCGATATCCACGTAGAACGCTCTGTATTGCCACGCTTCACCGTTGAACACATCGTGAATGATATGTATTTCCGTCCGTTGCTCTCGCGCACCACGGCATCTTTGCCGAGGTGTCCTGTAATAGTTACCAGTATCATTTCTTAGCTCCTTTCTTTTCAAGAAACGACTTCGTTGTCTTCACCGAACTTATAAATGAAGACGTATTATGAAGTTCCGGGTATGCGTTCCATACATCCTCGAGCTTTGCGACATCCGTCTGCTTCATCGCTTCCTCAATAGCCGCGCTCAACACTGCGCTATTAACAGCCTTCTTTGGTTTTGCCTGCTGTGCCTGCTCTGCCTCGGGGAGGTCTTCGCCTGCGTATATATACAAGCCGAGCCCGTGACGTGCGCACGCCTTTGTCAAACTGCGCTGAATGGCTTTATTAACGTCAAACGAGGTAATGCGGTCTATCGTTAGGCTGCGATTGTTGTAGTCCATAACTGGGAGGTATTCGATGAGTTCTTGCCCCTCAATCGTTACGCCTGTCTTTACCCACGCTGTGCGCCCGTCGGTGAAGTATATAAGCCCATCGGGGTTCTCATATATCGTGTAGAACGCGTCGGGATAGTTTTCTTTCACTTTAGCCCACGCCCATGCCCATGATAGGTATGTGAGGCCGTTCTTTTTCTCGGTGTGTTCGTTTACGTTGATAGCGTTCAACGTTTGAAATACTGATTGTTTCTTTTCTGCCATAATTGTTGTCGTTTAAATGGTTTGATATTCCGTGAGTTGTTCTCGTAATTCTTCATTCTCTTGCAGGAGCTCGGAGTACTTTCTACTCCACTCCAGGCACACCTCGCGCAGGTAGTCAATCTCCGCCTGCAGGTGGTCTATAATCATAGTGTTGATAGGGTTGTCCATAGTCTTAAAGAAAGTAGCCCGAGCAGACCAGTTCGTAATTCTGTGCTTCCATGTCCATGCGCTCCCGTTCTGCTTCCTCGCGTGCAGCATCGAAGTCGAACTTATACGCGGGCAACGCCTCTTTAAGTGCGTTGTGTAGGTTCGGGAGTGTGTGGGTGGTAGTGTTGTCGATATATACCTGCCACGGCTCATTGATTTTGCAATACAGCTCTATCGTTCCGCATGGCGTTGTGTGAGTGATTATAATCTCGTCCGCGCTCTCCGTGTAGTCGTCGAAGTCTACCGTATTCAAGCCTTCTCTAACAGCGGCGCGTGCTTTGTCGCAAAGTGTTGCGACGAGTGTGTGTGTTGTTGCGTTCATAACGTTCTCCATAATCTTTTGATTTCTTTAAATTGACTTGCGCCACCCGCAGCGTATTGCCTGCGCCTTGCGGTAACGTTCCAAAGTGTTACGATGAATGCCGAGCAGTGCGCACGTCTGGCTGACGTTGTAGCGACCATCATCGGCGCATCGGGGTTCTGTGCTTACTAACATACAATCGAGATAAGAAGGTAAAGCACCAGTAAGAACGGAAGAGCAATAAAAGCCTGCCGCGCTTCTTTCATCTGTTCCTCGTCCCAGTTGAAGGGGTTCATGTCGTTTCTCTGTTCCATAGTTTAAAGTGCGTTGTAACGTTTTAGAATACCGTAAACGGCTTGTCCAGTAATACCGAACTTTGCGCCGATAGTTCTGTAGACCGACCACGGATGCTCCGCGTGTCCGTCCTGTACCATACTACGATGCAGCGATATGATAGAAGAATGTAGCTTCTCTCGCGCTGCCTGCTTCGGTGTTTTCAAAATTGTTTCCATTTTTCTTTGCGTTTTGAAAATTTTGTTGTTAAATTTGTAATGTTTTTTAAAACTCTTTGCAAAAGTACTAATATAAATTCAATTCGCAAAGAAAAATTGAATAAAAATTTGTCTTTTAATATTTTTTAATAATTAAAAACCAAAATGGAAACAAAATTGCACAGATTAGAGGCTGCTGTGGAATACCTTAAAAACCGAGGACTTATCCACAGGCAGAAAGATATAGCCATTGCAATGAACGCAAGCCCTGCAACCATATCGGGAGCGTCGCCGAGTATTAGACGCGGTGAGGTAGTTATTTTTGCCGAATTTTCGATTTAACGGGCGATAATGTGTTGGTTGTGCAGATAACTTCACAACCAAAAATCGCGCGTTAGAACGCAAAAAACGGGCATTCCGTGAGAATGTCCGCTTGGAGTGTGTCTTGGTAATATCTTACCCGATTGTAATCTGAATCCCGAGCGCGTGAGCTATCTTTTCCAGTCGGTCGATGCGTACCGTGTGCCATCCACTTTCAACTCGGGCGATGTCGCTTTGCTTGACACCTATTGCGTCGGCGAGCTCCTGCTGTGTCATGCCTTTCGCCTTGCGTGCATCGGTAATTATCTTTGCTACTTTCATCGCACCTCCTCCTCATACACCAATTCCTCCGTCTCATTACAACGGATGGAAACCGTACCACCCTTGAAGTCTTCAAAATACGAATGGTTCGTGCCGTTCCATACATCAATGTAGTGTTTACAATCTTCCACGCTGACGCAAAAACCTTCGTGCATTGAATCTGTGTCACTGTTGAACTCTACATCATAGGTAAGTTCCTGCTCTGTCACTTCTCCGACGATACGTTCTCCGTTGAGAAGACGTATCTCAACCTCACCTTTTCCAGCCAGTGCAAGGAGTGTGCGTTCCACTTCCGAGAGGTTCGTCTGCTTGTTGCCAGTTTCGATGACCTCATCGTCGTCGTTGAGAGTGTTCACGTGTTTCTTCGTGTAGAGCGTACCAGCGTATGTCAGACTGCCTGTTGCGTTTTTTGCGTAGCGACGCGCGTCTGCAACAATAATTGACTGAATACCCACCTCTTTACTACGAATTTTATCAATAATTGAACTAATTGAACGTGTCATAATCTTTGCGCCTTTTTCTATCCCGTCGGCTGCGGTTCTCGTTGTTGAATTGTTAATTAGTGGGGCGGAGATTTCCGCCCCTGCGATGTTTAGTGCTTTCTATAAAGTCTAATCTCTATTGTTGGCTCGTTGTTGTTAGTTACAAGACCATAATGAATATGATACCCTAACAATTCGTACGCATCACATATTTTCGTAGTCAGTCCAATAACGGGGCTTGTCATATAATCGCCCTCGTTAATTTCTATGGTTGTACTAAAATAATCGTCGTAGCGTGTTATCTTAACGTCCGACCAAATGTCAATATGTTCGCGTATAACCTTTTCCGCCTTGTTAATCTCTGTTGCTGTGAATTTTTTTGCTCTCATAATTGTATTTTTTTAGTTGGTTATTGTTATTAAAATCTCACTCCCTCTTTGCGCATCTTACGCATTGCGTATGTGTCTGCGCTTTGGATGTTCTTATACTCTCCGATTGTAAACCAGTACACGAAACGGCTTTCGATGTTGTCCCATTGCAGAGCGGTAGCCATTATCATTCCGTCGTTCTCGGTGTAACGTACTGCGTGCTTTTTGTCTTTGCTTGTAATCTGTTCCATAATCTTTTGCGGTTTAATTGTTAATTATTTGGGTTGTTCTGGTGGGGAGGGTTGCCCCTCCCCTGGGTTGTTTATCGTGCTGTAAGAGCTGGTGCCATTGAATAGCTGCCGAGCGGGTAGCAGGTTTCTTCATTATAGACCTCAAGAAGTCGTTTGTTTATTCGGCAAGTTTTTAATTTCCCATCCTCATCTTTCAGCGTGACCGTGCTCGCTGTTCTCTTTACTACGATGTAAGTCCATGTGCAGTTATAATCGCACACGCTGCGCATTGTGTAACTCTTACCAGTCTCGAATCGTTTTGCTGTTGTTGTCATTGTCTTGTTGGCAGTGTTTATCGAGCTGCCGCCGCTCGTCTTATGGGTTGTTGTTGAATTGTTGTTATTTTTACACTTGCAAAATTATAACATTTTTGTTATATCTCCAAATTTTTCCCAAACTTTTTTCGCTAAAAGTGCAATTTTTAACACTTTTATATAAAAAGTTTACAAAAATACAACAAAAAACCGCCCCCAACTGGGAGCGGTCTGGTTCAGAGAAACGACTCGCTGAACATTCAACAACGATGCAAAGGTAGTCGTTCCCCCTCATATCTCCAAATATTTATGCAACTTTTTTTCTTCGTGCACTGCGCTCAAGTTCTTCATCCACTTGCGCCCGTGCATCTGCGAGGGTGTCTGCGTAGTAATACACGTCTGGCTCAACAACGACCTCCCACCATGTGCAACGGCGAAGAATTGTAAAACCTTTGTATTCCATAACGCGTCCAGTTACATTGCATCGCATATTGCTATCCGTTTCCCTGCTCGTATTAGTTTGGGTAGGTAAGTGTCGAGAACAAGGTACGGAAACATCGTTTGCTCCTGCCCTGTTGGTATCGTTGTCAGCGTTGTGCCACATATTCGAGACACGTCTTGCGCGTCCCTGCTAAAAGTTTCGTAAAAGCCCCCGTTCCTTACCAGTATTATAGCGTCGGGGTGCTTTATCTTAATGTTGGTGTGTGTTATGAATGCTTTCATCGTTTTTCGTGTTTTGTGGGGCGATGGTTAGCCGCCCCGTTTAAACTATTTAATAGCGAAGACAATTTGAGCCGCAGGCTCGTTTTCATTTACTTCCACTGTGAAGAAAAGGTCTTTGCCGAGTGTTTCATACGCTCTTACGAAATCCACGACTTTTTCGAGCAAACTGCTCCCGAGCCAGTTACTTTTTCCATTTTCCTTGATGGATATTGTTATATAATCACCCCCATCCTCCCGGCTGATACTCGTATCGAGATAGCTAATATTATTCTCGAAAATCTTTACTGCGTTATCAACCTCTGCTTTGCTAAATTTCCATGTTTCCATAATTGTAATTGTTTTAATGGTTATTATTTTAAATAAAAACTCACTTGAAGACCTCTGCGGAGCTTGCACACGCACACATCGTCCATGCACTTAATGCGGCGGTCCATAAACTTGTTGAACAGCTCAAAGCCAATCTCGTTCAGCAGTCCGCTAACACCCATGAGCGTATTGATGCGCTCGCCGTTGTGGTTGATACCGTACACCTTGATGCGGTAGTCGCGGTTGATTTCTCTCGTTGTGTAATTTAATGTCGTTTCCATTGTTGTTGAATTTAAATTGTTGTTGAATTGTTTTTACACTTGCAAAATTATAAACTTTGTGCGTATCTCCCAAACATTTATCAAAAAAAATTTTGTGTTTTAATATTTATTAAATGTTTTATAACGTGTTTTATAAATTTGTAAACACTTTTTTACAATTTTGTATAAAAAAAAGGGCGCATCCCTGCGCCCCGTTCAAACCTAATAAAACAACCTAATCACCTTTTTATAGTGGCTATGAAAAGAAAAGACAGAAGAATGCCCACACACAGCACGACGACATCTCGCTTCATCTGTACCCATCGGCTGGGCTTGCGCTCGATAACAACATCGCGGGCTACCTGTATAGTGTCGAGCTTAATCACTACACGCTCACGCTCGACGCCGCGTGCGTTATCCTTGTATATAGTCCGCCATCGGTCGCGGTAGACAGTGTCCCCTCGCTGGAAGACTATCACGCTGTCTCGCTCTATGTGTGTCCGTTCTACCCATACGCTATCCCGCAGGGTGTCCGTGCGCTGTACGACAACACGCTGCACGTTACTCTCGCTAACTACCTTCTTTGTGCTGCATCCTATTGCAATGGTTACTATTATAATAGTAAAAAACCTTAAAAGGCAGTTATTTTTTCTTTTTTTTGCGTATGTTGCGTTTTTTTGTGCCATGTGGGTAAGTTATAAGGTGGGATAAAAATCGCCCGTTAGAACGCAAATAAATGCGTTTATCACAAACACGTCACTTTATATGAAGCTCTTGTCGGCGGTTTCGGCCATCAACAAACGAAACATGAACCCAGTTATAGTCGTACTCGTCGATAAGCTGGTCGAACGGAAGTCCCGACGAACGAATGAAGTTGAATAATCGTCTATTCGCGTCGCGTGTGTCGCTCATCGTGCGGAGGTCTGCGGCCTGCCCCTTCGTGTGCTGAGAACGTGGAGCACCGCCGACAGCTCTATTGAGCTTTGCACAACGATAACCGCTCGTCACAACCAACGGCGAGCCCCACCGCTCACGCAAGGGGTCGAGCAAATTAGATACCAACGCCGTGAGGCACGCTTTCGCCTGTGCCGTCGGGGTGTTGTCTATTCCTTTCCGCTTTGCCACCTGCGAAGCGGTGAGCTCCTGTATAGTGAAGTATCTCATGCCGTTTCTCCTTTCCCTATCTCGAGCGACGTATCGCCGTGTGATAGCTTCACCTCCAGCCCTAACTCGACGGCTCGGTAGCCATAGAGCAAAGCAGGGAACGCGAACAGCTCGCCGACAGCCGTCAGCACGCTGCCGTCGATAACGCCCATCGGAGGAACGAGGAAGCCCCCAATTATTAGAGCGAGCGAGGTTAAGAAGCACACCGTGAAGATGATTGCGCAATAGCAACACTGCCGCTCTTTTACCGATTTTGATTTGAAGTTACACATGGTTATATTCCTTTATGAGTTACTTCGAGAATTACAAAAACTCAGTCAGTTAGGGATTAAATTAACTAACTTGCGTAACTACAAACGGATGTTCTTTTGCTGCGATTGCTGCAAATTGCGCTAAATAACAATTTTCATCCGTGACACCTTCCACCACTCCGGGAGTCGCATAGTTGGTGCCTGGGCAATTATGCCCGGTTATCCATGCATAATCCGGCCTTGTCTGCTCTCCCATGACACCCCTCCAATTAACCCCTGCAATATCTAACAACGTCAAAACGATGCTATAACTTGCACAAAGCGTGGGAATGCCCTCCTGCAAGTGTGCGGTGTCCGCCTGGAGAACTCCTTCCCCGTAGGCTCCAACCGAAATAGGAGTAGTGCGTAGGTTCTGAATAGCCGTTCCATATGGGAATAGAACGGACACGGGCGTTTCTTCCAGAAGTTGCTCCGTGTTGTTCTTGCTCCCCTCCCAGTGGGAAAGGACTCCTGCAGCGGTGGTATCATAGGCACCATGAGTCAGCAACCACCCGATTTTATACGGGTTGGTCAGAATGCCGTTTAATGCCTTAAATGTCGAATTGAGGAATGGCTTGTAATAGGTGTTATAATTCCCGTAGTTTACCTGTCCTCCCTGTTGGAATGTGACAATATCCCACGCCTCTATTTGCAAGAGTTCGGGAGCGGTGAGTTGAGAACCTTCCTCCCAAGCCGATGAACCATTATGAAAATAAAATACATTATATTTCACACCCGGATTGTAAGTGTTTGTCCCGTCGGATTGAGCAACCCCCGTAATATTGGCACAATGCTGCGCCAAAGGCGAGCCACCGATTATAGCCATGCAGATTGTCAGGTCGCATTCGGGATATAAGCCCTTCAAGATAAAAGGTGCATAATTAACTGAATCCTGCGTAAATGAGTTGCCAAAGCAAAGCATCCGTATTTTTGCCTTATCCTCATTAGCATCTGCAAGCGCAAAACGATAAGACATCGACACTTCGATAACAGTCGGCTGCCCATCCGCAGCGATATATCCGACACATAAGTAGCCGTAGTCATCGGCAGCGTTGATAGTATAGTTAAATGGCGTAGCACTTGTCCCTACCGTGTCCGTAAATTCATGTACCTGTGCATCAGAAAGGTTGTCCCCGATTACATTCGCATAGGCAAGGCCATAACACGCACTATTAACGCCTTTCGGGGCGGAAATGATATATTTGCGCCCTTTCGTAATCTTATAAAAATTGACCGCAGCACCCGATGATGAACTTGTAAATTTGCCCCCGTTTGCCACGGCCATATAACGGGATGAGGACGTGTGCACACTTGTTAGAGTGGACTGCGTTTCCTGCTTGTTTATGTCCGCCTGGTTTTCTTCTGCAAGGCTCTTAACACTTTTTACCTCCCCATTTAGGGTCTGGTCTATCTGCGTAAATGCCAGCTCATAAATACGGCCTACTGTAACAGAGCCAGCCACCGAATAAGCCCATACACCGCTATCGGTTGCAGGTATGTCAATATCTACGGAACTGCCGAGGTTGATTTCCCCCGTCAAGGCTTCTCCCTTTGTGCCGTTGATATTGCGATATAGCCTCCACTTCCAGGTATCGGTGCCAGATACAACCCTCATAGTAACATGACATTTCCCCGTAAAATTAAGGGGAACGGCTTGATTTAGCCGAGCATTGCCATTGACAGGGAATTGTAAGGTATATGCACCCGTGACCTCTCTTTTTATGTCTTCAAAACCCGATAACTTGTCGAGGCTTTGCGCTACACTACTAACGGAGCGGATAGTCAAGGGCATCGTACCTATCCCCGTGTTCACGACTGCGGACATATACAAGCCGAGCGAATCCATATCCTTTGCCAGAGTGACTTGTGTTGGCACATTGATATAGATTGTTCCGATATTCGTATTCCCACTATCTCCGACATAGTGAGGGTACAATCCAATTATACCAGCATTTCCACTTGTCCCGGATTCAATTAACAATATATATGTTCCTTTCGGGATTACCGGATTAAAGGAAAGGCGGTCACTCGTTGAAGAATGCGCCCCTGTTGATGTTATATTGAAATTATCGGTAAGTTCGTACCCGGTCACTTTTTGGCCTAACTGACTAACCTCATTATATACCCCTCCGCTCTTAACGAGGTTGTCGCTGCCTTGCGTGGGTACATCATCGATGCCTACATTCGGAACGCTCTCGCCCGTTGAGAAGGTGTTGCTCGTGTTGATTGATTCAATAACTGTGCCCGACGAGGTACACGTCATTTGAAATTCTTGTTGAAGGAACTTTGACGCTCCGATGTATGTAGATACGCTATCGGAGTAGGTGTTCATAGAGAAGTCTACGACGTCATTCCCGATAGTCACTCTTACAATAGCATGCTGTCCCGCGTTTACTGCTGTCTGTACTTGCGTGAACGGGTTAGACGAGAGCGTAATACTACCGCCCGACGACGTGCCCGTAACGGGTATTATAACGACGCTATCGGCGTCGGCTAAGTCTTCCAACACTCCGCCCACACGGGTGGCGGTATTCTCGCCAACTTCAGTGGCGTTCTTCACGACTTGTGCCTCTGCTATTATCTGCGCTTTTGTTTTTGCCATATATCAATCTCCTATCATTTTTATAGCGGCGCGAGAACCGCGCACGGGTTTCACTTTCTTGCAGTCCGCCGAGTGTATCTGTGCGTACTTCATACACCCTGCGAGATATTTCTCGGCGACATCCATAACGTCGTCATATTGTTTTTGGTCGGTGGGAACGTGGCTGGCGTAGGTGTCTTCGTGGCGCATATACCCCGAGCGTGCTATTATTGAGCCGTCAGCCCTACCCATACGGGCATAGACAAAATAAGCCAACGTTTTACGCAAGCCCACACACCACGACTTTTCCGTGCCGTCACAGCCGCAATTATCGGTAGGTGCGTCGAACTCGCCGCCGTCTAACCATATAGAGGCGGAGAACGTATCGTCGAATGTATCGTCGAACGTTTCAGATTTGACAGCCTTTGCAAAGTTCCCGTAGCCGATAGCGGGTATTATATACACATCTTCGCACTCGGCGATATAAGCATCCACTTCATCCTCGTCGAGGTGTATGCTCACGGGACGCGCCAGCTCTTGAAACTGCTCGGCGTCGATAAGGTGTTTTCTCTCTGCCATTTTTTAGCCCTCCGTGGTAATATATCGTAGTGGTTGTATCTGCGTGTCCGCGTTGTGGAATATCTCGTTCTCGTGAACCGCAAGAAGACGCGAGAAAGCGCGTTCGATGAAACGTTGCTCGTTCGTGACCTCGCCTGCATAGTATTCGTAGGCGTCACGCATGACGCTACCAGAGAAGCCAAGCTTTCCGATACGGATAGCATAGAACAGCTCTTGATGGAATTGTGCATATATACGCTCTACGACGCTGTTCTCTGTGTTCTCAAAGTCTTTGTCGAAGTTTTTTGTCGGGAACTCCAGAATTTCGGGCTTGTCCTCGCCGTTCTCAAGCTCAAGGAGCATAATCTTGTTCCCATTTTCGTCGCCCTGGAACTTGCGGAGGTCTTCCGCGTCTATCATGCTCTGTTCGCGCTGCACGCCGTTCTCGTCAATATAGGGCACGCCTTTCTTTGCCACAAGGATACAAGAAACGAGGAAGTTGTTGCGCACGTTTCGGTACTTAACGTTACCGAGGCCGTCGTCGGTGGATATATCCGTCACAGCGGCGTCGTATATCGGGGTAGGATAGACGTTGTGCCCAGCCATTGACAGCCACAACACCTGTCCTCGATAGTCGAAGATACTGCCAGTCTCTTCTATCTGTGCCTGCACCATGTCGGCGCGTGGATTGAAAACGTGGATGCGCTGCACGTCTTTCTCCGCGATGCGGAATAGGTCTTTTTTTGACTTGCGCCCGTCCCAGTCGTCACAGACAACGATATGTCCGACGTGGTCGGTGTCGTCTTCCGCTTCAAGGCGGCAGTGCTCAAAAGGAATGTGCCGCAACTCGGTGACACGTCCTTCAAGGTCGTAGTTCACATGAATAGCAAGACCTCCGTAACGCGCCACATCGGCTGCAACCTTCTTTAAGAGGTCGTCGGCTGTCTCGCCGTCGCTATTCATCTGTGCCTGTGCCAGTGCCTCGTTCTGGAAGCCGTTACCTTCAATGAACTTTTGATAGCGGTTGAGACAAAGCTCCGCAGTACCGCTCGCCGATGTAATTGCGCGAAGGTGCTGCGGGTATAGGTTGTCACCGCCATACGTCTGCAGATTGTATAGCGACGAGTAATCGACGCGGAAACGCGGTGCGGGGGTCTTGGTATTCTTTACGTTCATTATTTCTTCGTTTTTTTTGTTTTGACGGGCGATTTCTTTGCCGCCTTTGTAACTACACCTTTGACGTCTTTTTTCGCGTCAGACGCAACGAAAGCGGGGTTTTCGTCAAAGTATTGTTTTTGATTGGGGAACATAGCGAGATATTCTTCTGCAACCTCGTCGGTGAGGTTGGCATTAGAATATATCTTGCCATTGTGGAACGCGGGGCACGCTATAATGAAGCCCGCCCGCATAGTGTATCGTGTCTTTGGTTTCATTTGCTTTTCTTTTCTTAGGTAAAGAGCCATCTCCATGACGGCATCGTGATAACAGCGTTGGCAAGTAGTTGCCCGGAACGCCTTGCCGAGCACCTCCCTGTATAGGGATTCTATTAACGACTTATCGGCGGCTGAGAACGAGGCATCAAACCTCGTCATCAGCTCGTCGATATATCGTTGCGCGTCTTCGTACATCATGCGGCTGCGGTCTTCAGCGACTCATATTGAGCGGCAGTTGTCGCGCTGTCGGTTTTGAAGTAGAAGACACCCGACTTCGGGGTGTTGGCCTCTTGCAGGGTGATGAGGAAGCCGCCTTCGGTGTCGTCCGAATAGCGTTCGTTCGTTCCTGCACTGGCAACACATCCCTGATAGTAGCCGAATACTTCGTACTCGCCGCTTCCGTTCGTGCCCTTTGCCTTGTTCTTCAAGATGAGAACGAAAGAGCCGTTGGAAAGTGGGTCGATGATATTCTCTGTCACGTCGGGATCGTTCGCAAGGACGGCGATAGGAATATCGTGCGTCCATGTGTTGCGATATGTGCCGACGTTGAGATTAGAGGCAAGCCCCGTGAATGGGGTCTGTCCCATCTGCTGCACCTCGTACGCCTTTTTGCCCGACTTCAAGACGAGTGTCTCGATGATAGACGGGTTTTGGGCGTTGAACACGGTTGCGGAGAAGTCGATGTCGGCGCGGTTGATAATCAACCCGTCGGCCTCCATACCTTTCACGGACATAGCATCGCACGCGATGTCGATGTCCTTCGCTATTAGCTTGTCACAAAGTCCTGCCATAGTCTATTCCTTTCTTTCGTTAGGGGGTTAGACACCTGCTGGAACACTTGCAACGGCGATATTGCCGTCCTCGCCGATGAGTGTGTCGATGCGACCACTTGCATACACCTTCTGCTTGCGGCAGTCCTTGTCGAACCATATATCGAGCTCGCTCACTGGCTCGTCGGCATCTGTACCGAGGTGCAGGTTCTTTGCAACGGTGTAGATAATAGGCAGGCTGACGGTGGGCTGGTAGGTGCTGTTCAGATAGTCGAAGGCAGCAACGGATGCAACCTTGACACCATCGAAGCGTGTTACCTCAACGCCCTCGAATACCTGCTCCCACGGCATGATTTCATTGTACGCGGTGCGTACGTCACGGGCAAGCTGACGAGCACGCGAGCGTGGCATAATGAGCAGTCCTTCGCCATTCTGGTTAATGGTAGCAGGTGCGCCGTCGAGCAGAGCCTCGACCACTTGCATGACACTTGTCATGCCCGTAGTGGTGACATTCTCGATAGTGCCACCTGTTACGCCTGCATTGATGCGCTTGAACAGACCATCGTTCACGGTGAAGAGGGTCTTGTCTGTGCCATTGACGAGCTGTCCGCCGTTGGCTACGGTGTCGGCGGTCTTGTCGCCAAACCATGCAAGACGCCAAATCATGCGGCGCATCTGCTTCGAGAGCAGGTCGAGATAGATAGCCAGGAAGTCAGTGCCTTCGAGGTTACCGATTTCCGTTCCGGCCTTCAGCGCATATTCTGCGATAGTGCCTTCGAGGTCTTTGTAACAGATTTCGAGAGGAATCTGCCACTCGCCGAGGTCCCAACGCTTCACGCTGTTACCGATACCGATTTGTTTGTACTGGGGGCAGCACCCTGTGGATGCGTTACCGACTGCGTCCATCTCACCGATGACTGCCAGAGGTTCGCCAGAACGAACGCGGTCAATGGTGAGCACCTCGCGGATGTTCTCATCCTCGAGAACGTTCTTTATGATAGCGTCACGGAGTGAGCGCAGGTTCTCGGGCTGGAGTGGAATGTTGGTGAAATACTTTGCCATTTTTTTCTCCTTTTTTTGATTATGAATTACTTGTTTTTCTTTCCGAAGTTTTTATCGTACTTCTCGCGAATGGCGTCGGCGGTGATACCTTCCGCGTGCTTTTCTGCCTGCTTTCCGTCGGGCTGACGGTTGGCGGGCTTGTAGGTGCTTGCGAGCTTTCCGAGTGCCTTTTCTCCGCCTGCAATCTTCACCGCATTAAGGATGCGGAGGTCGTCGGCGGTACGGGCATTCTTCTGTGCATCTTCGAGCTGCTGTCGCAGTTCCTCGTTCTCTTTCTCGAGTTCTGCGATACGGTCACGCAGACGCTGCTCCTCGTCGTCTTTGTCATCTTCCTCGGTCTCTACCTGTTCGGCGGGTTCGGTAGTTTCTTCGGTCGTAGCGGCTTCGGCGTCTGGCTCTGCGCGAGCTCCTTCCTTGTCGTCGTCGGTCTGCGCCTCCTCCTCTGGAGCGGCGGGGCGTATCTCGGTAACGACACCTTTCTCCACGACGATGGTCGTGCCGTCAGGCATGAGCCATTCGCCATCGGGTGTGGCTTGGTCACCGACCTGCGGCTCGCCGTCTTCACGAACTATCGTGATAACGTTTCCGTCGGCGGTGTTCAAGTCCATACCCATTACATACTGGGCGAGGTCTTTGGAAGACTTGAATCCCATCTTTGCAAGGATGCGGTCAAACATCGATGCTTTCTTCTCAGTTGTAGTCATCATTGAATTATTTTTGTTAGCAGAAATCGGCTGCACTATCTCCCCTATCAGTCCGAGCGCGAAAGCCTCGTTGGTGTCGATATACTTGTCTTCGTTCATGAGTGCCTGTATATCCTCGCGGCTGCTCCCTGTGCGCTCGACGTATAGAGACACCATGCGCTCCTGCTCCGAGCGGAGGTCGTTGGCATACTTCTGTAGGTCGTCAGCGGTAACGGCATCGCCGAGTGCCCACGGACAGAGCCACGGGTTATGAATACAGATGTGCGCGTTCTCATACGCACGGCGGCGTTCCTTTGGTGCTGCGAGCAGAATAATTGTTGCCATTGAAGCGCAATTCCCTTCAACGGTGGCCGTGATTTCTTTGCCAGTCTGACGTAGGCGGTCGTAAATTGCCCAGCCCTCCGTAACAATACCGCCGTCGCAGTGTAGACGGATGTCTATTTGTGTGTCGTCTTCGGGTATGGCGTTGCAGAAGGCGTCGATGTCTTTATAGCACACCCCTTCGGCTTCGCCCCAGAACGCGGCGACCTTTTTCTCGTTCTCCGTTTGTATGTCGTTGTATATCTTTATTGTTGCCATTTCTCACGTGATTTTTGATTTCACATGCAAAAATAGCGCGTCGATGTTTATCTTAAAAACATTTTTTTTTCTTTCGAGTTCAAAAAAAGCGAAGAAACCGCGTTTTTTACGTTTTAACGGGCAATTATAGCCGCGCCTTATAACTTACCCACGCAAACCACAATCGCCCGTTAGAACGGAAATTTTGAAAAAATAACTATATATCTATCTCCGACGTCAGTCTTTTAACGACATTGTATAGCGATGTGCGCCGCATATCGTACTGCTCGCAGAGGTAGTGCATGATATATTCATACTTGTGCCCCTCCGACCGCAGACGCAAGTAATCGTCTACGACCTTGATATTGTTCACATCCTCGGGGTGTATGCCGTTCCGTGACATTGTGCGGGCGATGCTCTCCGTCAGTCGAAGAAAATCAATCTGTCGTATCTTCATACGCTTGCAATATTCTCGATTACTTCAACACGCTGTCCGACGCTGTTAATCTCCTCAACGCTCACCACAGGACGGGGAGCCATCTCCATTCCACGCGCCACGGCAGCGGCAAGATATTCCTCGCCTAACTGCTGCTGTGGGTTCGGCTGCGCAACAATAGGGACACCACCTCCGAGTTGATTCAACGACGAGAGCAGTGGCGCGAACATTCCCGTGGCGTTGGCTGTCATAATGCTCTCACCGTTCGACACACGCGCAACGATGCTGTCCGATGTTCCCGTGCCTGCACCCTCAATCAGACCACCTTCGGCGAACTTTGCAGAGTTCACCGTCTTTATTGCTGTCGCGATATTTGCGAGGATAGTGGCTACCGTTGTCGCAATGGCTGCAATGTTGGCAGGAAAAGGAACGCTTTGCGCCTGCTTGATACCTTGAGCGAGAGCGACACCCGTATTAACGGCTATCTCTCCGAGGGCGAGCGTTTTCTGAAGTATAGCAAAAGCCTTATTTTTTTCGCCTAATTCTCCAAAAACGTCACCGAGCGAACCCATGAGGTTTCCAATGGCTTGCGCTTTCGCAACCTGCGCCTCGAGTTCCTTTTTATCGAGAGCGTCCTTCGCGGCATTGTAATCGGCTTGAAGCTGTAATTTCCGCGAGTTGAATTGCTCGATGGTTTCTCCTTCCATCTGCTCCGCCTCTTCCAACAGCGTGAGCCGTTCCTGCACGCGCAAACGCTCCTGCTCCATCTCGTTGCCGTAGGCTTCGTTGATGCGGTCGGTGAACTCCTGCTTTATAGCATCTTCGCGCTTCTTTATGAGGTCGTTCTCGAAGTTGCGTTCAATCTCGGCACGCTGTGCGCGGTATGACGCGCGGACGGCTTCGAGCATTTCTTCTCGTTCTTGCTCGTTCTGCACCTGTTGCGTTATCTCTTGCTCGTCGAGCTTCTGCTGCACTTCGAGCTGCTGCAATCGGAGTTCCCGTTGCTTTAGATAGTCGTTCTCAGTGGCTTCAAGTAATAGCGCGAGCCGTTTCTCGGTACGTTCCAGGGCGGCCTGACTGCTTTCCTCGTCTATCTTTGCCAGTTCTTGCGCACGGAGTTTCTCTTGTGCCTCTATCTCGGCGGTGATAGCGGCACGCGCCTTAACGGTAAGCTCTTTTTCTTCCGTGAGACGTCGCTGCAGGTCTTCGATACGGCGGTCGTAGGAGTTATTAACTTCCGTCCGTTGCCGCTCTACGTTGTCACGGATAAGTTTTGTAAGAGCATCCTCTGCGGAGCGTACCGCGTCGAGTTCCGCCTTTGCGGCCTCGGCTGCTTTGTCGGCGGCGTCCTTGGCGGCGTCACCCTTGGCAGTGTGTTCGGCTGCGAGTTTCTTCTCGGCTGTTGCCACACGACCCGCGTCACGCATAGTGCGCTCGTTATATTCGGCTCTGGCGTTGTAGACATCGGCTTCGAGCTGTGCGAGTTTATCGTTCGTCTCTGCGGTGTTCTGTGCTTGGTCGGCTTCGGCCTTTGCAACACGGTAACGTTCTTCGGCTTGACGAACACGACGCTTAGCCATGTTATCTTCGATGAAATCCACTTGCTTCATCGTTTTAAGGTACGCTTCGGTATCGGTTTTCTGCTGTGCTGCTGCACGCTTGCGGAGAACAGAAAGGCGTTCGCGGTCCTTTGCGTCTTGAACCGTGTTTTGACGGCTTTGCTTTTCGAGTGCCTGTCTGTCCCTCTCCAGCTGTATATTGTCACGCAAAGACTGGTTTACGCTTTCGAAGTGTTTACCCACGACGGGGAGCTTCGCGGCAAGATTACCGAGCCATCCGAGAAGTGCTGCACCTTGCGACACGATGTTCAGTATTGCCCCCGTGAGGCTTTGCACAACGTTCAATATGGCGTTCAATACGCGCTCCAGTGGGGCAAGGATAACGCGCAAGCGGTTGGAGTTTTCTTCGCTTGATTTAATTCCCCTTACAACGAGCATTATAGCCGCCGCGATTGCACCAAAGATGGCGACTATTGGGTTCGCAAGTAATGTCATGAGCTGTTTTCCGAACCCTGCGACGGCATTCTTGGCGGTATTAAACGCCCCCGATACTCCGTCCTTAGTAACGTCGTTGATTGTAACGAGGACGCGCACGAACTTCGACTGCTCGCCCATTGCACTCTTGATTGCGTTCTCATAATTACCGACATTGCGGTAATACCTTTGCGTGGCGGCTTCGGCTTCTTTTAGCTCGGTCGTGATATTGTTTATCGACGCTGCGAGTTCTTTCCCTTTCGCTCCTTCGCGCTGCGCCTTTGAAAGGTTATCGTATTCTTTCGTGAGGTTCGACAACTGGGCGCGGAGTGATACCATGCTCCCCTCGCGTTCTTCGTTGTTAGCCTTCTCTACTTTGAGGTTGTTCTGCAATTCTTTGTTGAAGCCGCGCATATCGTCGCTGTATTGCTTTATCATTACGTCGCTCGCGGCCAGACGCTTTGCATATTCCTCTTGCGAGAGTGTGCCCGCTTGCACCTGGTCTTGCATGTCTTTTTGAGCCTGCTTCAACTCCTGAATCTTCTCTTTGTATCGAAGTATTCCATAGACAGCATCCTCGTAATCGAGTGTGAGTTTTAATATCGTCTGTTCTTCGGTTGTTGCCATGTTGTTTTTCCTCCATTTATTTGATTCTGAAAAGTGTCACATCTGCGTTCCCTTCGCTGTCGGCTTTTATCTCCGTCACGGCAAAGTATGCACCATATTGAGCGAGATACACGGGGATTGTCTCGTCGAACGCCTTTAATTCGATATCCGAGAGACGGACTTTTTCCTTTATGACGAGCGTGTATGCGAGTGCGTTCTGTACGTCGGCATATCGCGTCGTGATAATATCTTGCAAATTCAACCCGTCAAAGGTCGCTATCGTCGACGGGGTATTGCCCGAATAGAACACCGCCGGCGCAAGGCGCACGATGCGTGGTTTCACGTCGTTGGTAGCGTACTGCGGTACGTTGGAAGACCCGTTGAGAAGTTCCGTAATATTCGATATTGAGTATATTGGAATACGGACGTATCTCCGCACACGTTCCACGGCTGACGGCGCGAACGGGACTTTAAAGAAGTCCTTTGCCAAATCGAGCGTCGTATTCGGTACTGGAAGATTGCCGTCGTGCTCCGCGTTGTAATCATCTTCGCCCGTGTATCTATACCAGTTATTTTGCGCGTAATCGCCCATCTTGTATTCGGCTGTCCGTGGGCGGTCTATCTCGCTGGCTGGCTCCACGCGGCGCGTCCAGTCGTAAGCCTGCGGAATATTCTCCCAGAGTGTGGCGAACGGAAGAAAACGTATTACGTTGCCCTGTTGGTTCTTCGGGAATGTTCCCGTGAGCACGCACAGCGTCTTGATAAAGTCGACCACTTTCACCTCGGGCAGGTTCGGGAATGCGGGATAGTTGTCTCCTGGCTGTACCTCGGGAACGTCGTCCGAGTAGTCTGCACCTTCCGATGACGGCTTGCGCCCCTCCATTGTACTGCCGCCTGTAGACAACCCCGACGCGATGCTTTCAAGCTCTACAGCCGTGAGCGTGTCACTAATAAAGTATGCCGTGAGATAGTCGCCCGCGGTCATACTCGCTGCATACGTCCCCGAAGCGAATAGCGTTGCCGTCGTTGCCGTCGTGCTACCCATTGCAAGGGTGATGTCCGTGTGCTCTATTTCTGCGTCTGCTGCGTTGTAACGTGTTAGCCTTATAACACACCCACTCGTATAGCGTTCGGCGGCTGTGCGCGAAAAAATACCCGTTAGAGAGTATGAGAGACTGATGTCCTTTGTGGTGTCTACGGAAAGGCGGTCGAGTGCTGTTCCTTGTGCTCCTGAAAAGATGCCCGCACTGGCTACAATAGTGAACGTAAAGAACACCCCCGACGGGTTGCTCGCGAAGCCGAGTGTAATAGTGTCGCAGTCGGACGCATATTGCGCTTTGTTCGTGACGAGCGGCAGGGCGAGATATGCGATGTCGTTCTGCACCGCCGAGAAATCGAGAGTGATGCCGTATCGCTGTTCTATTACGCGGAGGATGTAGGGCACGCGAACACATGGCCGTATATACAGACACTCCCATGCAAACTCCTGTGCGGGTGTCAGCGACGTGTCCTTCGCGGGGCGATAGTAGTTCGATTGCGCGTATAGTATCTTAAACTGGCTTGCCGTGGGATCGTTCTGGATAAGCGACCATGTGGGGATTACCTCCGAATATCCCGACGTCCGCCACTCAATCGTAAGCGGGTCTTTGAGTTGATTCAACGAAAGCCCCTCGGATGCCAGTAGCCGCAGTCCTTCGGTAACGCCCCATGAAAGGGAAATCTCAATGTCGTCGCCCGTCGAAAGGAGCACAGCCTTTGCGCCGATAATAACACCCACGCCGTTGCGGTAGTAGTCTGCCGTGTGCGTGCCATACGGAAAGAGCGACGTCACCTCTACGCGGTCGGACGCTGCAATGAGGCTGCGATTGCGAGAGGTATTCGGTAGCTTGACAGTATACGAGAAATTACCGACCATTTTCGTAATGTCACGGAAAAGGTTACTATTCAATGAAAGCGCGACCTTTGTGCCCTCATCGATGTCGGCGAGTATGCCGTCGATATATAATCGTTGGTCTGTCATAGTCTTTGGAGTGGGGTATTAGCGAGAGCAATTGTCAGCGTGAAGTCTTGTAGCGGCTTGTGAGTGTCGGAGAGTGTTCCCGTCTGTGCGGTAACGCTTACCCATTTGTCATCGTCGCGGTTAGCACCGACGAACATATCCACGACGGGAGAGGTTGCCACGTCTTGCAGCCACGCCCATGTATCGGCATCGACAAGCGGAGCGCACAGCGCGAGAGTGTTCTCCCGCGTGTATGCCGCCCGCCGCCCTGCGCCGCGCTGGTAGCCATATCCGAGCGACCACTGCAGAAGGTCGTTGCGGTCGAACGTCATGTCCGTGCCTGTCTTTCCCTGTTCCGTGCCCTGCTTGAAAAGATAGTAGTCATAGAAGCCGTGGCGGTTTATCCAACGGAGATAGACACCCTCGGAACAGCCGTCGACGTCGATGTCCCCAAGTAGTGTCTGCGCCACGTTCTGCGCGAGTAGGAACGTGAAGTCGAACGTCATGTCGAACGTTGCCTGCTGGAGTGTGCCCGCATAGTCGTATATCTTGATAGTGTTGGCGAGTGGGTTCATAGCCGCGTGTGTCACGGCATACATACCGTAATTCGTGAGCGGTATCGTCGTGCCCGTTGTGTCGTTGCGAACGAGCAACGTGCTCGATGCGGTGTCAGCGTACACTCCGAAAGAGAATGGAAACTGCGTAAACCATGTGCGTTTGCGGTAGCCGTTAAAGACATCCTTTCCCGTTGGTGCGAGTGCCCCCCAAATGTAGTCCACAAAGATTCCAGAGAACGTCACCTCTGTATTGTCTGTCTTCGTTACCACCACATCGGCAGTAAGGGCTGCTTCCTTGCGTGTATCGTAGACGTTTTGCGTGTAGTCCACAGCGAACTCCTGCGACGCGAGGAATAGCTGTACCGTTGCCCGTACGTCGCCATAGACTGCACCTCCGTAGGCTTGATAGTTCAGCGTGTGCTCTGTCTCGTCGCCGTCAGATAGTACGATAGTCATCGCCTTCGCTCCGCTCCTGATAAGGAACAAACACGGGTTAAACATGAAAGTAAATTTGTCGGGGTACTCGAGCGTTATCCCGTTCTTTGTTTGCGTTCTCAATTCTATTTCCTCCTATACTCTTTAAATTCGTCTTCGATAGTTCTTGTTACTGACGACTGCAAAAGTGCCGATAACTTCGTTTGTATTGCGGCCACCGTCTTCGGTATCTCTTGCGAGTAGATTGTGTCTCGCCCGCCTTGCTGAAAAAGTTTCGTGCCCTTGTTTTTTATGGACTTCGATATAGCCCACGCCAAAGAACGGTCGCCTCGCTCTTGTGCCGAATATTTGTGTTGCCTGTCGGTTAGGTACGGAATAGGGTCGCCGTGAATGCCCTTAACTTTCATCCATTCGTAGATAATATCGGCAAACCCTCGGGGAATTGCGCCCCCTGCTCGTCCTTTCTCCAAAGTCCAAAACGGCATCTGCTGCTGGCTGACAAGAGCCACGCCGTCGTCAGTCGTTACAACCGCGAGCGAGCGGATAGTACGCCCTGAAGCCACAGCACCCGCCGCCTGCATATTAGCGATGATACGCTCTTTCAACTGCGTCAGCTCCTCAAACGCCATTTGTCGGGCTGTATCTATATTGATAGCCGTTGCCATGTGTTACCCTCCTAATACACGCACTTCGATTCCTCTTCAAAAGTCAGCTGCAAGACGATACCCGTCACGATTGACGACATCTGCTCGTAAAACGTCGTGTAGTTTACGACGCCAAACGGCAAGAAATACCCGCTCCGCGAAAACCCTTGCAAAAGCCTTCCCGCGATGTGGACACTTTCCTCGATAGCTGAGTCGTTGTCGTCACCGTCCGCATCCTTAACTACCTTCCACGCGATAGCCAGTGCGACATCTTGCGTGTGCCGCAGCTTGTCGTTTCTGTACTCGATACGCCCCGCGTTGGGCATGATACAGAACACGGCAGGCAGCGTTTTCCGTGTTAATAACTTGTCTACACCGCGCCAGTCGTCAAGAACGAACGTCCAATCGGGGAGGACGTTATTTACGACGGCTTGAATTTTTTCGGCGATACTCATTGTTGATGACCTCCTGTAATCTTCGTTGATATATAGTCTTCTTATTGTCCATATCCACACACTTATACACGCGCATCCAGTTTACACCGAGCACCTCGTCATGGTCGTGTATTCCCATCCGTTGCGCGTACCAGTCTATCATGCCGAACAGTCCAAAGTTCAGCGAGGCAATACCCGCCCGCCTTTCTTCTGCTGTCGGTTCTATCTGTGCCGCCTTGAATAGTTCGTTTATCTTCGCAAGTTCAGCCATCGCCCACCCTGCGAACCGCACCACATCGACAGCACGCGCCCCGCGCACCTCGTCGGGTGTCATGCCGAGCACCACGCGACAAACACCTTCCACGGCATCGTCTTCCGAACCGAGCGACGACAATTCCATAACTTGCCCGATTGTAAGTTCGTTGAACGTCTCAGGAACGACGTACTTTCCCACCTTCTCGGGACGGGAGTACGTCTGTAGCTTGTACCCCGCGATCTTCGCAATGGGTAGCCACTCCGCGTATGTCGTTTTTATGTTCATATTTAGTTATTTCCTCAAAATTTTCGCTCTGCCGCGTTCTTTTTCCTTTTGTGAGTACTTCATTGCCCCGACACATTATCGCGCGTTAAAACGCAAGAAACGCGGTTTTATAGCCGCGTCACATAAGTACGCCCGCCTCGTGGGCGTTGAGTGTTCAATTTTGCCAGAGCAACGTATCGCACGGCATCTATTCCGTGGTTGTTTTTGTCTTGGGGCGTGTTGGTCTCCCGTCCGTCGCGGTCTTTCTGCCACTTATACGTCTTTAGGTTCTCGATGATACCCTTCGACCGCCGCGTGACGTGTAGCCGATAGCGGCGCAATATGTCAAGACCAACTACGATGCTGTCTGCACCTTTCACCGAGGGCACGCACCACAAGCCCGACGCCTGTATCTCGGCGATAGACTTCGGCTCGGCGCAATCGGCTATAATCATGTCGGCACGCGTCACTCCTGCGTCACGGGCACGCTGCACGATGTCGGGGTTCGTCAGTCCCGTGGAATATATTATTTCGTCTATCCACAGCTCGCCGTGAGCGAGGACTACCTGCTCGAGGGCTGTAGGGTCTGCCGAAAAACCGAAGTCCATCCCATGTGCATACATCTTCCACTCGTTGCGAGGCGGAAGAGCGTCCACGATGTCCCAGTTTGTAAGGACGAGCCCCTGCACCTTTCCCGTCTTTCCGCGTGCATACACTTGGAAGAGTTCCGGGTCTTCTATCGCCTCGATGCGGTCGTGTTCCTCTTGCGTGAGAAAACCATTGCCGCGATGGTCGGAGATTATGAGCTTAACGCCCTCGCGCCCGATGACGTTGTCATGCACCCAGAACCGCTCCGATGGGTTATAATCGATATAGACTTTCTTCCGCGTGCGTATTGCCAGCTGCCAATATACGTCGTAGGGTATGCCGTTCGCCTCGTTGATAAAGAGATAGTCACGCTTTCCGTTCTTTGCGTCTTGTGCGTTGTCGTAAGATTTGAACTCAATCAAAGAACCATTTAAGCCGCGTATCGTGGACGTGCTCTCGTTGATAGTGAACCATGTCGAGAGCCATTGCGATTGTCCGATGATAGTCCGCGCGTCACGCAATGAACCAACCTTCAAGTTAGGGAGGTCTTGTCCTGCGACGGTTATAACGCACCCGCCCTCGTTGATAGCGTAGAAGAATAGCACGTTGAGGATTGTCATCGTCTTACCCGACGACGTTCCGCCTTGATTGACGTACACGCGGAAACCCTCCTGCACGTTGGCCTTGAATAGTTCTTTTATCGTTCTAAACTCAACCATTTATCTCGTCTTCACTTGACACGGGAGCCACTCCCGTAGAAACGAACCCTATCTCTATCTTTGTCGGTATTGCAATCTCCTGCCGCTCGATAGGCTTCTCGCCCATGATGTCCCGCAGGGCGTTGAACGCGGCGACATCCCCCTTGTTTGCCTTGTTAAAAAGAGCGACGAGTGGCTGCATCTTGCGTATCATGTCGTCGGGGTCGATACCGAGTGCCTCCATTTGCGCCCGCGTCTTCTCCGAAACGGGTTTCTTGCCGAAGCTCTCTGCCAGTTCCCGAAACGTTTTCATCGCTCGGCGTTTCTTTCCCGATGCGATGCCACCCTTGCGCCCATTCCTCGAGGCTTCCTCGGGGTCTTGGTCGCTTGAATACGGCGGTCGTAGGTTTTGCTCGTTTGCCATTGGTTTTTCTCCTATTTAAAAGCCTCTTATGCTTAACATAATGGGCTCTTTTGTTCGATATAAAGGGCTCTTTTGTTTGATATAAAGGGCTTGTTTGCCATATTCCCTCCTAAATAAGCCCCCACTCGGCAAGCCGTTCAAAGCCGCCGAATGTATCTATTATTTCTCGCGCCTCGTTCACGATGTCGGCATACTTAACAGCGTAGGGCAATAGTTTGCCGTCTTCGTAGATAATTACCTCGTCGCTCCCGATAGTGCAATATGCTTTGTATTTTTTTTCTGTTTTTTGAGCCTGCGCCCAAAGATACACGTTTACGCTCACGTCGGCTTTTGACAAATCTTTGCCGTGAAGTCCGCCGCCCGTTACTGCGTCGCCCATATCCGAGCCGAGTTTGCGGTTTGTTGCGCCTGCGTCCACATTTGTGCCGCCAGTCCATCTCCCGAGTGGATTCATCTTTTCGGGGTGTAGACAAGTGCGGATAACGCCCTCCGTGTTGTCGTCGGTATTCGACTGGCAAACGTAGAAACGCCCATCTGCGATTATGTATTTCCCGTCGTGCGGTATTGTAGCATATATCGCCCTCGCTTTTTCG